ATTACAACTACTACTTTAAATGGATCACATTCAAGTAGTGTAGAAACATTGACACTTACATCTACTACAGGGTTTGACGCTGCAGGTAGTGCCTTTATAGGTAGTGAGATTATATCTTATACAGCTATAAGTGGTAATGATTTAACAGGTGTTACACGTGGAACACAATCTACTACGGCTGCTACACACGCAAGTGGTGTGCAGGTAGCACAGTTTAGCAATGGTAGTGCGCCTACCCATGTAATACGAACACTAGATAATAATTATATATTATTCCCATGCCCCAATAAAGCATACACAATAAAGTATGACTACTATACTTTTCCTACAGACCTATCTGCACACGGAGATACAACATCAATACCTGACAGATTTGCTCCCGTCATAATAGATGGAGCAACTGCTTTTGTGTATCAGTATCGTGGAGAGACACAGCAGTACGCTATTAACTTTACTAGATACGAACAAGGTATTAAAAATATGCAGACGTTACTAGTAAATAAATTTGACTATCTAAGATCTACTTACATAACAAGAAACCATATAGGAAGTCCTACTTCATCATTTAGGTCCGTTTAAATATGCCTGATCAGTCACAACAACAACCTGCCGCATTTAATTGTGAAGGTGGTTTAGTTTTAAATAAGTCTACGTTCCTAATGGAACCCGGAGAGGCACTAGAGTTACGTAACTTTGAGCCTGACATTGAAGGTGGCTACAGAAGAATAAATGGTTTTTCTAAATATGTAAGTGCCGTTGTACCTTTTACTTCTTCCTCTTCAGAAAAAGTATTAATGGTTGCTTCTTTTGCTGATGTAGTATTAGCAGCTAGAGGTACAAGTATATACAGTGCAACTCCGGGTGGATCATCTTGGACATCAAGAGATTCAGGTAGGACCAGTGCAGGTAAGTATACGTTTGAAAGATTTAACTTTGATGGTACAGATAAGATAGTTGTTGTTGATGGTGTAAATGCTCCTACAGTATTTAACTCATCACTAGCTGCTACAGATGTAAGTGATAGTTCTGTTGCTGGTGCAAAGTTTGTTGCCTCATTTAAAAACCATATGTTCTATGCAGGTAAGTCAACTACTAAACAGGAAGTTATATTTAGCCAACCGTTTGATGAGGATGCTTTTAGCGGTGGTTCAGGAGCAGGTAGTTTTAAAGTTGACGATACTGTAGTTGGACTAAAAGTTTTCCGTGATGATTTATTTATATTTTGTGAAACACGTATTTTTAAATTAACAGGATCATCTAGTTCTAACTTTGCAGTTACAGCAGTAACTCGTAACATTGGCTGTATTAATGGAGATACAATACAAGAATTTGCTGGTGACTTAATTTTCTTAGGACCAGATGGATTACGAACTATTGCTGGTACTGCCAGAATTGGTGACGTTGAACTTGGTACGATTAGTTCTAATGTACAATCTATATTTAATGATAATCTCTCCAGTGCATCAGAATTTGATTCTACTGTAATACCTGACAAAACTCAATATAGAATTTTCTTTACTAAAAGTACTACTGCTGAAACCCAAACTAAAGGTGTTATCTGTGTTCTAAAAGGACAACAGTTTGAGTTTTCTGAAATAAGAGGTATAAGACCTGCCTGTACTGATAGCTTCGTTGATGAAGGTAATGTAATTGTTTTACATGGCGCATACTCAGGTGGTTACATATATAGACAAGAGTCAGGTAATACTTTTGATGGGGAAGTTATATTTGGAAGATACAGAAGTCCTGACTTAACATTTGAAGACCCCGGAATACGAAAACACATGCAGAGGGTTATACTTAACTATAAACCTGAAGCATCAATAGATGCAGATTTACTATTAAGATACGACTATGAAGACCCTGACTCAGCTAGACCTGCAGCATATGCTTTAGATTCAACTGAAGTTGTTGCTATTTATGGTACATCTACATATGGTGTACCTATCTATGCAGGTGCTTCACAACCTTTAGTTAGACAACCTGTTGAAGGTTCAGGGTTTGCTGTTGCATTAAAAGTACATGACGGTGGGCAGACTGCACCCTACTCACTAAAAGGGTTTCAGCTAGAATATCAATTAGGAGCAAGACGATAAATGGGTGACACATATACAAGACAGTCTACGTATACTGACGGAGATGTTATAACAGCCGCACACACTAATGACGAGTTCAATCAGTTATTAGCGGCATTTGCAGTTACATCAGGACACACGCATGACGGTACTGCTGCAGAAGGTGGGCCTATTACTAAGTTACTTGGTAATGGGTTAACTTTTGGTGCAGGTACTGCAGGTACAGACATTACTATTACCTTTGATGGTGAAAGCAATGACGGTGTTCTTAAATGGATGGAAGACGAAGACTACTTTGAGTTTTCTGATGACATACTTATTGCTTCTACTGAAAAGATACAGTTCCGTGATACAGCTATTCACATTAGTTCTGGGGCAGACGGACATCTTGATCTTGTAGCTGATACAGAAATACATATTGCTGCTACTACTATTAACATGGACGGTGTGGCAGACATTTCAAGTAACTTAGCTGTAGGTGGTAATCTTACAGTTGCAGGTAACGCTACAGTAACTGGTACAACAACCTTTAACGGTGGTACGCTTACATTAGGTGATAGTGCATCAGACAATGTGGTCTTTGGTGCTGACGTTGACTCAAACATTATACCTGACGATGACGACACATACGACTTAGGTAGTTCTACCCAACAATGGCGTGACATTTATATTGATGGTACAGCTAACATTGACGCTCTTGTAGCTGACACTGCAGACATAAACGGTGGTACAGTTGACGGTGCAACGATTGGTGCATCTAGTGCAACTACAGTCAAAGGTACAACAATAACAGCTACTACAGCATTTGTACCCGGAACATCAGACGGTGCTACATTAGGTACAACTTCACTTGAGTTTGGTGATTTATTCTTAGCTGATGGTGGTGTAATTTATTTAGGTGCAGACCAAGATGTCACCTTGACACACCTTCCTGATACAGGTATACTATTAAATAGTAGCAGACAGTTACAGTTTGGTGATAGTGGTACATACATACATCAATCAGCAGACGGTGTACTTGACTTAGTATCTGACACAGAGATTGAGATAAACGCTACAACTATAGATATAAATGGTGCAGTAGTTGCTAGTGGTGAAATAGCTGCAGCTTCATTAGACATATCAGGTAATGTTGACATTGATGGAATAACTAACCTTGATGTTGTAGACATTGACGGTGCAGTACAGATAGATGCTACACTTACTATAGGTGCTGATGACCAAGGCTACGATGTAATACTTTACGGTGATACAGCATCAGCTAACCTAACTTGGGATACATCTGCTGATGACTTGATCTTTAATGGTGCAGCAGGACTTATTGTTCCTGATGGGCAGTTTACTTTAGGTAGTACAGCAGTCACATCTACTGCAGCAGAGATTAACTTAATTGATGGTGGTACATCAAGAGGTACAACTGCCGTAGCTTCAGGTGACGGTATCCTCATCAATGACGCTGGCACAATGCGTATGACTAACGTAGATACTGTGTCTACATACTTCTCTAGTCACAATGTTGGTGGCGGTAACATCGTTACAACTGGTGCATTAAACTCAGGCTCTATTACATCTGGGTTTGGAGCTATAGATATAGGATCTAGTGCTTTATCAACAACAGGGTCTGTTACACTAGGAGCTACATCTTTTGGTGATAATAACATTACAAATGTTGGAGATGTTGCCCTTGATTCAATAAGTGCAGACGGTACAGATATTAATGTAGCTGTGTCAGACAACTCCGCTACAGCCCTTACAATTAAACAAGGGTCAGATGCTTACCTTATAATTGATACTGCTAACAGCAGTGAGTCTGTATCTATTGGTACTGGTATATCTGGTACAGTAATTACATTAGGACACAGCACTTCAGAAGTAACAGTAGCAGATAACCTTACAGTTACAGGTGATTTTACTGTCAACGGTACAACCACTACAGTAGCTACAACTAACTTAACTGTTACAGATCCACTCGT